ATCAACATTCTGATACGTCGTCTCAGCCTGCGAACCAGCACCATCAGTAGAAACCGGGTCAACCGAGAAGTCAGTTATCGCATTGGCTAGGTCGCTCGCGACCGCCGACCCGATGTTAGTCTCGGGCATTATCCTTAACCTCCTTATCAAGCTCGAGCTTCAACTTCACAGTCTTATCAGCCTTCCTCTGCTTACAAAGAGTATACTCCGAACACTTACGCAAAATCTCAGCCTTCAAAGCATCCAAGGACTCAAACCGGTCAGCATGATACACGAACTCAGGCATAGCCTTAAAATCAGTCTGTACGACGAGCATACCATCACGCTCAACATAACTCTTAATTTTCATTCTTCCCACCCGTAAACGCTAAAATCCCAACTCGTAGCGGAAGCAGCAGCTACCACGCTCGTTTCAAATTTCACCGGAGCATCAAACGTGAAAATCTTTTGGTTATTAGCCTCCGCACTCTTCAAACTAATCTTCGTCGTCGCATTATCCTTCAACGTGCCAACAGAAACAGTCGCAGCCTCAACCCAAACGATAAACGACTTCAAATAAAAAGTCTTACCAGCAGTCACCGTAAAAATAGTTACATTCCCGTCGCCAACGCTTACGCCCGTGACAGTCCCATCTTTAACCTCACTCCCCTCCTGATTCCAACGCTCTCTAAGCAAACCAGTATCCTGCTGCAAACCACCCCTATCAAACAAATTCACCACCATTGATTACCCCGAAAGTAAAAACTACTTTCTGGAACCTCCCCTTCTTTTTTGGCGCCGAAAGCCGCGGCCAAGCCAAGATACACCTCTTCCTGTCCAATATCCAAGCCGGAATAAAACACTCGCCCCAAGAGCCGACCGTACTTTCCGACACGATTCATTGAATCGACGAGCACCTGCACTTCTTGACCCAATATTTTTTGTTTCAACCATTCTCTTGTCTCCTCACCACCCTCGGACAATTCCGGAGCGTCAATGTCAAGCAGCCTGAGCGGGAAGTCAAAATCCCGCCATCCAACCCTGAGGGTGACCGTGTCACCATCATGCACCTTCACCACCTCAGCGGTGAAATCCTCGGTTATTTGCACGTGCGGGGACGTGAACTGCAACTCCTCAAGCTGACGATTAGTCAACTCAGGGAACGCGTCGTAATCGTGCTCGAAAGCCATGAAGCCTCCTCCTCTTGTATGAGCTGGCGCGCCCGAGCCGTTAACTGCCCATGACAGCGCCAATGAGTACGATATTTCATTTATGCCTCTTGTATGAACTTCTGAACCTTCTTATCCCGCAAGATACTCATGTTACGCAGGGCGATGTCCCGGAGCACGTTAATCATATCCTCAGCCTCAGTACGAGTCGTGAAACCACTCATATCCCAAGTGATACCCTCAATAGCAGCCAAACAAGCACCAGTATCAATCAAGATACCCCGGACAGTAGTGTTCAACGTCGTCGCGGTGTCAGCAGTACTGAAATCAAAACGGGTCATACAATTAACAATCGCCTCCTGGTCGATAATGATACTATCAAACCAGCCAGCCGCCTTCACCGTAGCACTAGCATTAGTCCCAACTCGTAACAAAATGTCTGCATCCTGCGCGAATTGTCCAGCATTAGCCATCTTTAAGCTCTTTTATGGAGTAAATAGTATAAAAATGTTTGTATTTAAGCACAATACACGCTGAGCCCCTTATCACGCAAACACCAACAAGCCCTGACCAGCGCTTCCGTTAAGTGGGAGTAAGCGCCCATAATCCTAATCTTCTTATCAGCGGTGTACTCAAACGTGATACTCTTCAAACTACGCAACAAGTCCAAATCGCTAATCAACTCCAACTTACCAGTCTCCATCAACATCAAAGTATGCGAATACAAATCCTCCTTAAGGATTTTGACTCTCTTCTCTTCACCCTCGACAACAACACCTTTAGAACTGTTATCCAAACCAACAACACGACGCCGACCCAACTTCTCTTGAAGTTGGTCGAGGACAGGTCCTCCCAATCCCCCACTATCAGTAAATATCCTACGGAATTTCCATTCATCGTCTATGACCCCCGTTTCGCCAACAGTCGCTGTAGTACTCACCCGCGCACGAGTAAGACACTTAACAGCCTTCAGCTTAGACTGGTGCTCCTCCACAATCACGTAAGCAACCTCATCACCACCATACCGGGCGAGGTCCTGCCCGAGATAATAATTAGCGCCTAGTATGGCATCCTCCTTCTTGCTCCACTCAATAAAAGTCATACACTCCTTAATAAGAGTCGTCGGGAAGAACTGCTGATAATCATCAATAAACTCACCCAAGTACTCCTGCGCATACTCAACCTTACTCATCCGGCCTTTCTCCTTCCTGAGAAAATCTGCTGGTATTCTCTTACAATCCTCCGAAGACACGTGCCAACTACGAAAACTATCATCAGTAAACGAGTCAAAAAAGTACCCACCCTTACCAAAAGGCGTAGACAACAAGACGATGTGACCAAAACCCTTCAACTGACGACTCACCGCAATCATCGGCGTCACCGCATTCCAAACAGTCTCAGGAATAAAAGCAGCCTCATCAGCAATCAACAAATCAATCGTGAAACCACGAATAAAATGCCCAGTCCGACCAGTAGGCATACAATAAATCCGGGACCCATTACACAACACGATCTTAGTCATCGTCGGCTTCTCAGCCAACTCATCAGCCGCGAACCGAGCAGTCATCTTCTCAAACAACAAACTAGACTGGCGCTGACTAGCCGCAATCACCATCGTCACCGTCCCCGGATGACGACGAGCAAAATCAGAACCCTTCTCCGAGATCACTTCACTCTTACCGACCTGCCTTCCAGTGCGCAACGTGCAATTACCCTCGTAGTCCAAGACCTCCCGCTGCCACTTATCCCACTTCATATATCAGCCACCGGCTCAGGCTTCTTCGGACACTTTGAAACAAGTTCACGCATACGAACAACACCTGCCTCAACAACCTCGAGTTGAATCAGCAACTGCACCCGCTGTCCTTTGAGTTCCTTCAACGTCAATTCATAATCATCCCTTTGCAAAATTCCCATTTTAACTATACCTCCACATGTCGGCGGCAGGATTCGAACCTGCAACATATCCTTTCAACGGATGCGGTCAATATTAAACCGTGGACACATCAACCTAGTAATCGCGGCTTTCCTCTCCGCCCTCGCCAACTTTTGCAATAAAAATGTTTCGACCCCAGGCTATACCCACCAACCACAACCAATCAACATTCGCTCATCCACCCACTCACCCACTCACTGGCGGGCGCCCACAAGCGCCCGCCGGCGAGCGAAGCGAGCCATATCCTACTTGGCGGGCGCCCACAAGCGCCCGCCGGCGAGCGAAGCGAGCCATATCCTACTCACGGGTCACTTGCTGGGCGTCAAGGGGATTGGGGGTTGACCCCAAGGTGCAGGTGGTAAGAGGCGAAGCCCCACCTGCCCCCCAATCACCGCCAGACGACCGGCAAGGGCGGGAAGTTAAGAGCTCCATAACTTCCCGAGCCGACAATCAGAGCCCGACGGGGGCGACAAGGCTGACCCGTGAACCTAACTGAGTGGGTGGATGAGCGAAGCGAAGCCACGCCTATCAAGGTGTTCTCACCCTTCACTCAAATCATTATCAGTCAATGTGATATCAGAGCCACGATGAAACACTATCCAACCCAGCTTTTTCAAAGCGTTCTTATTGTTCCTCATGGTCTTAGGGTCAGTCCCGCACTCAAACATGATAGCCCGCTCCAACTGGAGGCGAGGAACGACCGTCATGTTCGGACAGTGCTTCCGCAACCGCCATAAGACCCGTTCCAAACGCTCAACAGTCACGAATCACCCTTTTCTTCTTTGCAGGTGCAGTAGTGTCGGTGTACCCCGCATTGTCGGCAGATAGTGCTTTGTCTGCTTGGCGGGACGAACGGCTCCGCGTACCGCTTCGTCTTGTTATTCATCGTCTTTGTTTGCTCGTCTGACATCATCGCCTTGTACCACTATGTGATCAGTCATTTCTAGTTGCTCGAGTGTTTTCCGTACTGTTTGGTCGCTGAAACCCAGCTTCAAGCTCGTCAGTGCTATCAGCTTCTCTTTGCTAATGTTCTCTGTTGTGTTGAGAGTGTTCATTAGGAAGTCTGCCAGTGCTTTCTTTTGTTTCAAATAATCAACCATTGTATTCTGCCTCCTTCGGTGCTTTTGTTAGTCTTCTTATTTCTCTGTTGCATGCGCAGTTTATGAAGTGATTGCGGCTTTTGAACAGTATTGGGTGGGCGGAGATTGCATGGTCAATCTCCGCGCGTAGTGCTGTTTGTAGATATATGTTGGCTGCTATCCCATGTTTCATAGGGGGAATGTGGGGGGAGGGGGTATTTATAGTTATGGGTCAACTGCTTAAAACCTTTAAGCACCGATTTGAGTTTACTGATAAGAACACGAAATCCTTCCCCCCTCCCCCTCTCATATATATATAGTGCTATGCACTTTTTTAGTACTACAATACTATTAAAGTGCACCCTTACCTAGAAACATCGTAAGGGGAAGGGGGGAATAAGTCAGAAGATCGTTTTCCAATCATCACCAATGTTAATCTGCACTCCTTCGACAGCCTTCCAACTGTCACCAATGTTAATCTTCACACCCTCGACCGTCTTCCAAGCGTCGCCGATGTTAACTTGCAAGTTCGTGCCAGCCAACGGATTTAAACCCGTCCCGCTATTCCACAACTCCGTCACCTCACTACTCGTTAAGCAACGACTCCAAATACCCATATCATCAATCAACCCTTCAAAATAATGACCACTAATAAAAGTGTCCGGAGCATTACCATTACCCACACCAGACAACAACCCGAAAGTCGTCGTCGACAAGCTACCGCTATGAGTGAAACTTCCAGCGCTCGAACCATTAACATACAAGGTAAACGTGTTACCATTCCGCGTCGCAACACAATGCACCCACGAATCAGCAGTGCTCGTCGTATACTCTACTGAACCCCACGAACTATCGTAAAATAGTAATTTCAAAGAAGTAGTATTCACGTGATCCAACACCAAAATACCACCAGCCCCGCTCGACTGGTTGCCCTTAGCAAAAACCAATCCTTCAGCATTAACATCACTCTTAAACCACACGCTAATACTAAAATCACCCGTGCCAAAAGCATAATCACCTACGGCACCATTCAAGATATGATCGTTCGTACCATCATAATCATAACAACCAGCACCAAGCTTTTTATTAGTCGTGTCGTGAGTCGCCCCAGTAACAGTGCCATCCTTAGCACCAACATCATCATCAGCGTTCACATCCCAACTATAATAATTATCCAAGTCGGTAGTCAAAGCCATCAGGCAACAACCTTACCATCTTTTATTTCTTTACTAATACAAGACAAGTTTTTAGCAGGGTCAGGATCATGTTTCATTTCAACAAAAACCGCTACTGGATTATCAAACTCATCGATGACTCCATTACATAGAACTTCAGCTTCTTTTTCATCCTGAACGTATTTTCTGATAATAGCCAGTGGTTTAAACTTGTTCAGCGCCGTCTCTTTTTCTCGTATCTCAAAATAAAATTCTGCCATGTTGTTACCTCAAGCGGTGTACTGAACATAAAGAGTGCCGACAGGGAACCCACTAGCAGCGGGCGGGGTGGCGTCCGTGTTATAGAGAACCATCGGCACGTAAGCAGTATCAGCACTCGCATTATCACCAGTCAAAGTGAGCCCAACACCCACATCAGCCGCACTATTCAACAAATAATCTGAGTGGGCCTGAGTATTATCCTGCGAATGAGTATAAGCAGTATTCGACTGCGTACTCGTACCACCACTCCACGTTAGTACTCCGGTGGTCGTGTCATTAGCGTTATTCACCAAGTAGTCACTATGAGCTTGTGAATTATCGCCAACGTGTGTAGTAGCAGCGACAATCTCATTCCACTTATCAGCACCGAGCAAGCCGGCGTTAGTTGTATCAGCCTCAATGAGTGTGCAGTCGGTGCCATCACTACAAGCAACAATCTGAGTCGTCGCTGTGCCAGCGCCCAAGCTCAAATTAGTCGTAACATTCGTAGCCTTCGCCGTGTTCAAACCGACAGCCGTCGAAGCAGCAGCACTGTAAGAAATCTTTGCATTGTTAGCGGTGATCTGCGCAGCAGTCACCGCACTCGTCTTAACACCTTTTGCCCCGCCGTCACCCTGAACAAGGGTCTCGTCGGTGAGGTTAGCTGCAGCAGTAACATCACCACCACCAGCGGGAGCTTGCCAAGAGCAAGTCCCGTCACCATCCTCGCGCAAGAAAAGAGCCGCACCACCCTCACCAGTACTGAGAACATCCACGCCCTCAACGGAAGCGGCCGCGCTTCCAGCATTCCCACCGGATAAGACGCCGTCAGCGTCGTTCTTCACGAAGCCGGCACCGGTACCATCAGATAAGGTGATCTCTTTCGCACCCAACACCTTAGTCTTGATGTGCGGGTCGATGTTCTCGCGCGGATTATCAAATCCGGCGTAGCCCTGCCCGGTTTTCTTGGGAGGGGGTTTCCCGTTGAATACTTTAGAAGATAATCTCATAGTCTGTTTCACCCTCCACCAGTGATTTTTATTCGATGATGCCTTTCGCTTTCAAGTCCTCAATCAACGTGCAGAGCACATCACTCGTGACTAGTGTATCTCCGACGTTAGCGTTCAACGCCCGCGTCGTCGACACGTTAGTGGTCGTGTAAGCCCCCGTCGCCGGAAGCGTAGAGTTCATCCGAAGCTCCTTCACTTCGAGAGCTATGATCACGTCGCGACCCATCTTACTTCCGCCCCTTCTTCTTCTCAACCACAGGTTCTATCTGAGGCGTAGGGGTTGGGGCTGCGCCGAACTCGGCCACGAGCGAACCATCATCCTTATTCAATCGCCCTTCAGCGACGAGCTTCTTATACATCTTTAATCGGTTCTTTTGTGACATTATTATCAGCTCCCTTGTAAGAATATCGCGACACCCTGACCGCCCCCATTGGGTACCATAATCAAAGTTGAAGCCGCGTTAGTGCCAAGCGCCGTGATGATACTAGCAGTGTCAGTCGCGCTCCCATTATACAAAAGCGTTGCTGCAGCCATTAGACACCCGTGATTTTACAGATGGCGTCAGGGTTCACAACCTGCGTCTGACCCACTTCCCAAGCCCGGATAGTGTTCTTGATGCCGGGGTCGTCGATAGTCTTGACGGTCAAGGCAACAACGCTTTTCCAAGTCAAGGCTTCCTTACCAATCACGACCTGCGCGCCACCCTCAGCAACGCTGTTACTCACCAGCACAGTCAAGCCGAGCAGCTGGCCGAGGACACCGTTCCGCGTCGCGCCATCAGTATAAAACTGGCCAGCGTTCCGCACATTAGGATTACCCAACATTTCACTTTCTTGGTCTGGGTGAACCAGTAAGAAGCTGTTGTTGATCATCGTATAATCGTCTTTCTTGATTTCCGCCTTCGCGTCCAAGATGTCCTGAATAGGGTCCCGGTCAGCGATAATAGCGTTATCCCACGTTGCATTAGCTGCGACCGTGTTACCAGCCTCAGCGATAATCTGGGTTGCAATCTCATCATCAACACTCTTAGTTACCGCGCGCGCAATACGCAAGAGGGTGCGGGCGATCATCGGCACGTTGTTAGTGTGAATATCTTCCCACGAGAGGACGCCTTCCATAGCGTACTTTTCATTGCGCCCACTTACTTTCGTCCAGGTCACTTCTCCGTAAGGGAAGTTCGCTAGGCGTGGAACGCCTTTTACCGTGCCGCTCGTTGTCGTGTCTTGTCCGACGAGGTCAGCCTTGGTCTCGCGATAGTAAGTTTCCGTCCATGCGTTGCTTGTTTCGATCATGCAGAGTTGTTTCATTACATACTGTTGCTGCGCGAAACCCTTCACGATGCGGCTGAAGTTCTCTGCTCGTAAGTCCTGTTCTCCTGTGGAATCTGCCATTGTTATTTCCTCACCTTAATCATGCCTGTTGAGCCGACGCCGATAGTTTCTAGAGCGTAGCCAACAGCCCACCCTTTTTCAACGTCGAGCGTGCTTGACAGCTCTACTCGACCATCATGCGACGTCCCAATACTGACACTGTCTCCGATCTCGCACTGTGTATCTTCACACACAACTTGAAAGATGCCGTTAGTATAAACGGCGATGCTTGTTTGTCCATCACCCGCAACCTTCTCCGAGGCTGCGATGCCGACGACGGGCTTATCAACCGCGTCAGGTTCGATAACAGTCCGAGGACTGTTCAACTGCATGATAGTACCTTTCGGAATAGCCGTGCCATCAGCACAAGTATACCTTACCGGATCACCTTGATTACCTAAGAGTTCAACAATGATTGCTTCGTTAGCCATGAGTAAATCACCTTCAAGCACTGCTAGGAACTTTTGACTATTTAAACTTTGTTATTTCGGCGTTGCAGGGTCAAACATGTCCTCAAAACCAGTCCCTGCGAGGTACTTCTTAGCTTCCATGTTCGCTTTTTCTTCTGGTGTCTGTCCTTGTTTCCCAGCCGCCGCCTCGCCGCCAAGCGTGTTCTCCACTTGATCAGCCATACGCTCATCGAGCAACGACCGCGCTACAACATTCGCTTTCTCCAACCGGTCAGCCGCGGCGTTAGCCGCTGAGATTGTTTCATCAACCTTCGGGGGGGGAGTTTTCGGTTGTCCTTTCGGTTCTTCCACGGTGGGTTCTGTCCGGTCAGGTTCCACAGGGGGAGTTTTATCTTTCGCCATTGTTTAGCCTCTCCGTTGTTGTTTACCATAGCAATCACGGCAGTACACGGGCCACCCATCGCGTGGCTTGAATGGGACTTCACATGCCTGTTTGCAGGCCGAACAAACCGCTTCAAACAAATCAGGCGGCGGGCGTTGCGGCTCTGGCTCTTCTCTTAGATGTTGTTGGCTGGCAATCTCTTCATTACATTTCTCGCATCTCATCCTATACCTCCTACTACTCTTAGAGCAACCCGAATTTCAAGTTACTCGGCGCATCATAAGACCGAGACTGGCTCGGCGCTTTATAATTATTCAACGTCCTGTAATACTCGCTCCAATAATCATCATCATCTTTAGCGCGCTTCGTCTCAGCAGGCGCCCGCTTAGCCAGTATGTCAGCCCAGTATTTCTCATCAGCGGCTCGCTCCTCAGCCTTCGCCGCCGCCTGTTGAGCTGCTACGTTAGCATAATACTCTTCGTCAGCAATCCTATTCTGTTCCTTAGCATCCGCTCGCTCTTGAGCCACCCGAGCATACATTTCAGTATCAGTCTCGCCAGTTTCTTGCTGGACTTTCAACTTCTCAATAATATCATCATTAATCTGAGCGGCTGTCACCGCACCCTTAATCTTCTGAGGAATACCCACGAGCGGGCTGACCGGACTCCACAAACCAACCTTCGACCACCAACTCATATCCAAGATTTCACTTCGCGCAGCCGTCGCCTCATCGACCAAGCTCCAATCACCCGTTTTCTGTGCCTCAGGAATTAATGTAGAGGTTAACAAGATAGACAACGGCTCAGGCGCTTCAGCCTGCCCCCACTTACCCAAGAACACGGCGCCAGCCCAAGCACCAGCCCAAGCCATAGCCTTGGCAGTGTACTTACTCGTTAAGATGTTCTTCACACCCTGAACAGTCTTAGCACTCACAAGAGCGTTATTCGTAGTAGCAGGAACCAACTTGCCAACAGTCGTCTTACCCAAATCATCAATGGAAGCAGGCAACACCCTCTTAGCGTATTGTTTCACCAGCGCTTCGAAACCTTTCTTGCCAGCGCTTGATATAAGAGCGGGTCCCGGCGCAAGACTCTCAAAACGCAACTCCTCACCTGATACTTCACCCCCTCTTCTCTTAACAGCATCCAGATACGACTCGCCCGCACGAGTCCTTCGAGTATCACCACCACCTACAAGATTACCAATCGACGTATCTAACAATGGTGATCCAGTCTGAGTAGGAGCCTTGTTCTGCGTGACTTGAGTAATCGCCGCGTCAGTCAATGGTGACCCACTCGGCGCGGCTTGTCGCACCGGTGACTTTTTCAAGTCGGTTCGACTCCTGCTCTCAGCACGCGTCAAGTTCTTCCCCGTCGTCGGGCTGAAGCTCTTACGCTGCGCGCCAGGAGCGTCCTTCTTCACCCTGCGATTCTGTGCATCACGATAAACAACAGCCATTTATGACCGCCTCTTCAATTCAATAGTCATCTCACGAATAGCGAGCGTGTTCGCTTTAATCGTCGTGCTACTCTGATACCACATCAACAAGAACGCCACGATAGGGAAACCAACAGTACTGATGGCAGTCAAGAGCTCATCCATCATGTCTGACCCTCCAACTCTGAGGCTGTGTCATTCGGCTGAGCCGCGCCTTCAAGCGGCTCCTCTTCTAGTTCCGTCGCTGGAGTATCACTCACCAACTCTTGTTGCAAGCTTGCCGGGAACGTCAGCTGAATCTCAATGTTTAACTGGCCGAGAACCTGCTCTTCTATATAGAGCTGTTCTGCTTTCACACTCTGCTCGTAAGCCAAGTAAACAATCTTACCACTAGCATCAGTGAACGCCTTCGCGTTACCCATGATGATCTGCGGGACATTCACCGCCTGAAAAAAATAATCATTCAACTGAGCAATCCACTGCAAAGGATTCAACGTCGCGTTAGGAGCCACACCCTTCAACTCAACCTCAACCGCCCCCTTAGGAATGTACATGTTCTCCCCAGCGCCAGTCGCCGCATCCTGCTTTGCCTTAAAAGCCGCGACCTCACCCGGGTCGTCAGTGTCTAAGTGAAAAATCCACTGCGGATAAACGCTCCGATGAAGCACTGTTTTCCAATCATTCATCGCCTCATTACGAGCGAGGATCAACCACTGCAGGGAATCGATGATTCTCGTCCCGTGAATCTCATCAGCCACGCGATCATGACTCAAGTGGAAGATCCGCTCCGGCTTAAAACGCTTATTCGGCGTCTCAGTCTTACTGACTTGTTCGTACCGCTTGATACGACCCTGCGCGTTCTGCACGATCACCATGCTCTCAGGGTCGAGCGGCTTAAGATTGATAAGGTTCCCTTCCTTATCCCTGATCACCTCAGCAAAACTATCTTTGCTGATGGTCTTTATTTTAATCATGTTCTTAAGAAGAGAATTGAAGCTGTCCTTCCCATTACCCTTAATGTTAGCGAGCAGCAACTGAGTAGTCTCGTCAGCCTCGAATCCCGCGCCCACCGTCCAAGTAGCCTTCGCATCAATAGCAATCTTAAACTCCGGAATCTGCTTATAAAAACCATAATCCTGCGACCAATCAACATTCTGATACGTCGTCTCAGCCTGCGAACCAGCACCATCAGTAGAAACCGGGTCAACCGAGAAGTCAGTTATCGCATTGGCTAGGTCGCTCGCGACCGCCGACCCGATGTTAGTCTCGGGC